ACATCTATATACGGTGGGTATACAATATTATCTAGCTCTTCTTTTTTCAATTCTTTCAAATCAGAATTTGAAGTATCGTAAAAATCAAAGTTCAAGTCATAGATATCATATGCTGAAAATAAACCAATTCTAAGTTTGTTCTCTCTATATAGTCGACACTCTCCGGTTTTTACTGTGTTTATATCGTTCAATATTACTTTATACATTCCGGATTCTAAATCATCAATATATTCAACAACATCAATAATTTTATTATAAACATTATTATATTTAGTACCTATGTAATCGCCTATTTCAATTTCACTAATAGTATTACCATTCACCAATATTGATTTACCTTTAGTATTACCACCATTAAAATAATGTGCATTCCATGCTGTCAATACACTACTATCAAGTTTCAATATTGAGCCTGTAACATCAGTATTGCCAACTTTAATAAAATCAGTATTATTTGCTTTTTTAACCAATAACGTATGTTGACGTAAATTATAACCTGGTATATTTACACTCACATAAACATCTTCACCTCTACTAAAAGCGCTAAATCCTGGCAGGTTACTAATAGCTGCGCTTATTGCAATCGCAATATCAGAAAGTTTTCCATCTTGTGAAAATCTGTTTCCACTAAAAGTACCTTTAGTTAATTCACCTGGACCTGCTGCAAATAATGTATTATCATATAAATTTACATGAGTATAGATTTTAGAAACTTTAATAAGGTTTCCATTTGGAATAGTAATGGATAGCGACAAGTCACCTAATGCTGCTAATTTTTCAGTTAGGTAAATTTTATCAGCATCTTTTGAAATATAAAAATGAGGTTCCATTGTACTAGCAGCAAACGCAGCCTCAAAGTTAGTTATAGCCTCGGCAACATTAATACCAGTATTAAAAAGAAGAGAATGTCCATGTGAATCCTCAACAGTAACAAAAGTACTAGGAATATGTTTAATAAACTTAAAACTAAAAGCTTCCTCTTTTGTATTTACAATTGCAATATTATCATTAATAACCGGAGTTTCAGCTATCTTAAATTTAATAAAGTCAAATCCTTCATTAGAGTTTGCTTCGATATCTATTGATTTACCTTTGTATTTTATACCTAATTTTTTAGTTATGTCATCCATAACATCAACCACTTCTAGGTTTAGATTAGACTCTTCATAATACTTATTATTAGAAATCTTATAATAATCACCTTCAATTGCAGTATAACCTAGAGTTAGAGTCCCATTCATCATTTTATAACTAGGGATTGCACTAGATTGAATGTTTGGATTTACATAAGAATCTAAACTCTTAAACTTAATCCTACCAAAATTAGAGGTTAATACTTCTCCTAGACCAGAATCAATATCATCTACATATAGACCAAAATATCTATTTACTGAATAGTCAATAGAGGTTACATCATCAAATAAAAACTCTAGGTTTAAGATATTAGCAGAGACCATAGAGTTTCTTCTAAATCCATCTGTAATAAAATCATTTGCCTCAATTAAAGGCTTATCTTTCTCAACGAAGTCTTTATATAAGTACTCAGATTTACTCGTAAAGCCACCCCTACCCAAGTCAATTCCATTATATGAAGACTTTTCATTCTTTTCAAATGAGAATGTTAGCGGACTAGCTGGGAACCTCTCATCTTGTACATGGTTTCTAATATACTGTCCAATTGCTGAATTCTTAGTTAAGTCAAAAGTCTTTACAATTTCAGCATTAGTCAACATTGATTTAATTCTACTAAAATTATCTTCAGCATTATTTAAAAGTCCTTCAGCATTGGCTGGATTGTTAACCTTAAAGATAACAAATTTCTTGGGCATATTAAGGTCTGCCCAGATTGGTGCAAATATTCTAAACTTCTCGTCATATAATTTAGAGTAGTTAATAGTCGCTCCATATTGATAGCTTTCCTCAATTTGAGATTGATAGCTTTCCAATACTGAAATATCAGAAGATGCTCTTTTTGTTTTATAAATAATATCAGATGGAGTTCTTTTAGAATTAAAGAAATTAGCAACATCATAAGAATATTTACCAGACTTATTTACCTCATTCCTTTTATATTCAATACTCGCTAAATCTTTAGTAGCATCAATTGATTCTAAGAAGATTCTATCATTATTATCTGCAATTATTTTAACATTAGCTGTTAATTTAGGATTTGTTCTTAATAGAGGTCTAGCAACGTTATCCAGATTATAATTTTTTTCAGTTGAAAAGTTAGGACCTAGATCTAATGGTGGCTGACTTTCAATATCACCAAATGTATATGGGTCTCCTATTGGTTCACATATACAATCTCCACAATTACTCTTTAAATTTAAAGTATTACCACTAAAGATACCTATGAAGTTGGCAGGTTTTTGTTGTACTGAATCATATCCAGTTGGAAGTAAATTCTCTAATAAACTCTGAGCCTCATCAATATCTATGGCAACAATCCTGTGTATAAATGTCATACATTCATCTCCAGGTGTATTTGTAAATGTATATTTTCCAGATGCTGTCATTGCATCATAGAACTCAGTCATGTAATTACTCTCACTATCAAAGTGGTCACCGTCTATTAAATAGACTGGGAATTTAACATCACCTGGGCTTACCTCATCTGCGATACAAGACCAGAATGCATAAAAGTATTTAGATGCAAATGGATCTGCACTAGAAATTAATTCACTAGTTAAAGTTCCAGGTCTTACATAGATATCACACTTGCCACCCTCTTCTATTAATAGACCGGTAGCAAGATCGCCAGCTGAAGTAAATCCAAACCATTTTCTACCACTAGGTGTGGCGTTTCCATATAAGAACCATCCTAATACAGGCTCTCCATGGCTACTATAAATTGCCAATGGGGCCAAATCACTACTTAAAGCGTTTTCAGCACCTGTAATAGTAGTGTAGATTAAAATATTTTGCTTTGCAATTTCTAAAAGGTCTAAGTTAGAACCTTTTACAGCTTTATAATAAAAATTAGTTTTAATTTTACATCCAGTACAAAAATTATCTGCCTCTGTATCGAATTCTTTCGTATGTTCTAGAGTAATAGGGAAAATCTCATATTCTATAATAGAGCATTGAAATTCATCACCACCATCTAACCAAGCATAAGAATTTGAAATATTCCAGACGACATACCATTCCTTTCCATTACCAGTTAGCGTGTATGCATAAAATTCTGGAACTGCATCAATCCATGAATATGGGATGCCTGCACTGGTTTCATTAATCCAGGTTTGTGCTCCAATTGTGCTTACAAAGATAGGAATACCTTCTTGTGCAATTTGTAATAAAGTTTTAGGTTCTGTTGCTGGGTAATATATTGTACGATCTTCCCATGTATCAGGGTCACATGCATCGGCACTAGATAGAGCCGTATAAGGAATTACTAAAGATAATACTGTATAGCTAGGACCAGATCCACATACTAAAATATCTTTAATGTTACCAGCCGGATCTACTTGTATAGCTTTACCTTCTCCAATTAAAAGGTACCAATAATTTTGACCATCAAACGGAACTAAAAGACCTGGGTCTTTAAAAAGAGAGCTACCAACTACTAAATCAGCTACATCTAGTGTTGAAAATATAGTACCATTAAAACTATCTAAACATGCCCCCGATGCAGCAACATGTGGACTTGATATATCTATAGAAAAGCTAGAAACTGAACAATTCTGAATATCATCAACCTTACCGTTAGGACTAACCTGTATTGATTTATTTTCATCATATAAATAATACCAGGCATTATCACCATCAAATGGTATAGTTTCACCTAAGTCATCATATAAAACATCTCCAAGTGCAAGTGTGTCTGGAGTTATTGCACTGTTATATTTAGTGCTATCAAGTACATTATTTAAACATGCTGAATTTGCATCTGGTGATCTTAGACCTAAGCCAATACCACTAGAGCTACAAGTATTTTCATCAGCTACAACTCCATTTTCATCAACTAGTATTGATTTATTAAATTCGGTATAATACCAATAAGGTACACCGGGATCTTTAGGAGTTACTCCGTCCTCTATGAAAATATCTAGTTGTGTAGCACTTGCATCTAAAAATATCTCACTTCCAACTGCAGGTTCTGCTAAAGCACCTCCTTGGTCGTCAAAATATCTACTAGTACCATCCGTTGATGCAGCACATGCATCATTACCGTCAGTAAAGTATGTTGCCCCGTGTATCTTAAAGCCTATTATCGCCATTGTGTTTTAAAATCTTTTTATATATAGAATCTCTCTATTATATATCAAAGATTTTATCTAACTAATTGGGCAGCTTTAATAGAGTTTAAGTTTTTACCTTTAGGGCTATATTTTGCAAATACTTCTAAGTCAAATGAGAATTGCTCGTCAAACTTATCAAAGATATCTAAACCTAGTACTTTAGTATAAGTTAAGTTACCATATCCAAATTTACCAAATCCACCAATTCTACCAATATCTGATGCAGCGTCATCTCCAAAATAATCTGTCATTCTATATTGGAATACAACATCTAATGAGATTCCATTACCGGTTCCACTTAAAACTTTTTTAGTACTCTGTTTTGTATCACCGTCTACAGATAATGTATTCGTATTAATAGGAGACAAGAATAAAAAGGCTCCACATGATTTTCCACCTAATAAATATTGGTCATTAACATCGAACGACATTTTAAAAGATCTATCACCGGCTGCAATCATGTTATCCATTTCCATATAAGCTAATTGCTTTTTAGTCATAGAAACAGAACCCGCAACTGAATATGCAGGTAAACTTAATCCACCAGGTGTAATACCACTAAATGGCGTAAGTAATCCAGATGTTTCAGTTGTAGCAGATATTGGCATTGTATAGATTGCATTATCTACTAAAGCTTTTATTGAAGTCTGTTGTTCAACACTAGTTGCTACGCCTCCTGGGTCCACTACATTATTACTATAATCTAGATATAAATTTTCTAGATCCGGGTGATCTTTATGTATGTAAAGACCATTGTTATAATTAGTTAAACCTACTGTACCGATACTAGTAACATCGATCATTGCTGGTGAAAAATCAACACTTAAATCTGGGGTTGCACCATCTTTAGCTATTCCAAAGGTTCCAGCCCAAATAAAGTCTGCAGTTGTAGCATCACCTGATACTGATAATAATGTAGGTAGCGTAGCAGACTCAAAATCAGCGTAACCTAAGATGTGCTCATAATTAGTAAGTGAACCTATTGCACCATCAGTGGAAAGTGGTTCAGTAAAGTATAAAGGAGCAGTACCTGCAATATCCATAAACCTAGAATAGACAAATTGCCCTCTTCTTTGTGCAGATTGATATGGAGCCTCATGTAATAGATTAAGTGCACTTAATTCACTTTGAGAAATATTTTGATATTGAATTGGTACTAAGTCATACATACCTTCGGTAGTATAATAAGTATCATTAATAATTTTATTATCAACATCTTGTGCTCCAATGTCGTTCACTGGGTTACCAAAGCCATTCTGTGTTGCTGTAGAAGTAGATCCACTAGATTTATAAGCTGGTAATACTCTATCGCCAGTTAGCCTTGAAATCAATTCTAGAGTAGTCGCTTTAGTATTTTCAATTACTAGTTTAAATGTTTTAGTAACAATGTGTCCTTTCTTTACAGTAAGATCTGCAACCTCGTCCACGTAATATCCAGCAAAAATCTGATTTGTAGTGTCTTTATTAATGTTAGTAACAGTTCCGTCTTCAGAGATAAGCTTAACAAATAGTTCACCTTTAGCTCCAGCAATTTGATCTTGTAACGCTTGTATTTGTAATTGCATTTCTGCTAATTTGTCATATACAGAAATTGGCTTTTGTTCAGCTGAAAGAAATCCAGATGCTAAATCGGTTGCTGCGTGTGCATAATATCTCTCATTAGAAGTAAAAGAGCCGGCAACGTGTGTGTAAACTCCTTGCGCATTTAACTCTTCATTAAGTTTAACCTTTGTTACTTCAGAGATATTTTGTTGTATTAAAGCATTTAAGTCAGTAGTATCAACTTCGCCTGCTGGGAATTCAACCAATATTGGCTCAGACCAGTCTGACATAATTGGATTAGCAGGATAGCCAGCTTCAGAAATAGATTTAACTCTAATTTCAACAGATTCACCTTGTGAAATCGCAATATCTAACTGATTAAAGTTAACTTTTTGTGCATCCTCAACAAGACTGTCTTGCCATTTGAATTTACCAGTAGTATCTTTTGCTCTATCTCTTGGTACTGTTTTAAATTCATTCCAGTTTGAGAAAACAGCAGTCTTCTCTCTTGAATTCTCAAAGAATTTAATTTGATTCACCTCTGGAGTTTTACCTGAAGTTGAGATATATCTATATTGTACAATAAATTGAACCACATTTTGCTCTACAGTACCTGCGACAGTTTTAGGTTCTGGAACTTGCCAAAAACCTCTAACTCTATATTTAGGAGCAACCTTACCAACGTTTGTGTCTGTTGATAGTGATTGTATCTGTGTCACAATTGAGCTATACAGAGATGCCTCAGATGACCTCTGGTCAATCAAGGTTGTTAATTCGTTTCTATCTTTATCAGCCTCGATTTGTGAATTATATTTCTTAGTAGAAATCTCAGTTCTCTTCTTGGCGATTGTATCATCTAATTTCTTGATAGTCTCTTCAACCGAAGATTTATCAGAAACCAATTTTTTAATTTTAACAGCAGCATCACTCTCGGTTAAGTGTTTATTAACCTGAACTACAGTAAAGTTATCAACTAAAACTGTTGGAGCTTCTGGTGTAATACCTTGAGTTGCTGGTGGAATTGCATCTTCCTTTAGGGCTTTAATATATCTACCAAAGTCAGCAACTTCGTCAACGTAGTAATTAGCAAGGGTTTGTACGCTACCATCTTCTAGTATAATTGTTAAATCATTCGAATAGAATCCAACACCAGGAGACCATTGTTCTGCTAACATTTTAGAAACTGGATCTATTGCTTTAATAAAAGTTAAAATTCTTTCATTAAATCCAACATTAATTTCAACCTCTAATGTATTGTCAATATTCTTATAGATAGACAATGAATCTGCTCCTATTTTAATAGGCTCATAACCTTCAACTAACTCTAATTCTACTTGTCTACTAGACGCATCAACTTTTGTTACTTTATATCTAGTACTTTTATTAATAGAATTAACCATTAACTCATCTCCAACTTTGATAACCTCAGTTTGATCTAATTCTTTATTAGAATCACTATAAGTTAATTGGTCTAATGTATAAAGTTTAATCGGTAATTTTTTAGTAACACCATCAACTACTACCTCTCTCTTAGAATTACTAATTGCAGTAACATCAAATTTACCATAATATCTACTATTTCTAAAAGGCATATCTCTTACCTCTTCATCAATAATATATGCAATATTATTATTTTCTAATCCAGCAACTGCAGGATTATGTGCAATATCATTTTTATTAACAAAGTTTTCATTAAAGTAATCAACTGCAACCTGGTTAGTTGAATCAAATATAAATCTTTTAACTAATACTCTTTCCGTATCATTTGGTATCTGTCCAGTAACATCAAATCTAGCTACTAATAGTGGATTTAAGAAATCTTCAAAGAAGTAGTTTGCCTTTGTAGAAAAGTTAACCGGTCTATTTAAAGCAGTAATATCATTTGCTGGAGTTTTAAGTGCTCCAGTAATTAGTTTTTGATATGAACCATCTGCTAGTCTAATATTTGTATTACCAGCCCCAAGTCCACTAATAGCTTTAAGATTAGTATCTAATCTTTCAAGCTCTTTTGTCATAAAACCAAACGATGGCACATAAACAGTTTTAGTCTCACCATCAGATGTTAAAATCTCTAGTGGGACATTTTTTTCACTTGTCGTGATTGCTTCGTTGATTCTTTCGAAAGTTTTTAATGAGTTAACATTAATCTCAAGAAGCTGTTTTATTGCGCTGGAAATAGAGTTGTTTGTATTCATCTTATCTTAAAATATCTGCTTCAAATTTGTAGTTAATTGGATCTGTGCATACGATCTCAATATACGGTTTAGCTGTAATTAGCTGTTCAGGTTCAATATGTGCCATGGTCTTATTGAAGCCCCCGGCTTTACCAGTCTTAATGATGATACTATTACCGTTAAGATCTATTGTGTCAAAAGCTATCTTAAATACTTGACCAGATTCCCATGCAGTTGTACTATCATCAATGTATATATACAAATCATCGTTAGGCTCGCTTGAGAACGTATCTCTAAGGCTCATTCTATTTGTAAATGTCTGAAGTCTAGTCCAGATTGCAAATTTATCAGCACCTGCACCAGATACGTTTGCATCAAATAGAGTTACTCCATCTAATTTTGAACTTACAACATTAGCAGCAATATCCCATAAGAAATTAATAGACTGCTTATAACCAACTACGTTATTATTAATTTTAATATGTCCAGCTGCAGTTTTATCTACAGTTGTACCTTTACCATTAAATATTACATCAGTATTATATTGTAGTGAAGTTGGAATAGTTCCATCAATTAGAGAGTTTAACTTCTCATGTGCTTTTTGGATTAACTTTAATAATGAATCCGAGTCTTGTAATTGTAATGAACTATTTTGGAAATCATTTTCTAAACTAGCTAATCTTGCCACAATCTCATCTGAATCTGTTCCAGCAACTAGAAGGTTTTCCATGCTATCAAGTCTTTCAACTATAGAAGCATATCTTCCGTTTGCTTGTAATAAAACTTCAACTGCATTTTCTAAAGCTGTAGTAGTGTCCATGAAAAGATCCATAGAAAAAGTTGTAAAATCATTTACACTTGTCTCTACACCAACATTATCTAGAGATGAGTTGAATTTAAGATTTAATTTTAGTGAGAATGCATTACCATTAAGTCCTGTAACTTCATTTGGCTTATTCTTAATCTGTTCATTAATCTTAGAGCCAATTCCACCTACTGATTGGATATCATCTAGGATAAGTATTCCATAAAGGTTTGTTGCTCTATTTGAAGGATTTGATTGGCTATATAAATCATAGTAAACTAAAATAGCATTAAAAGTAAACTGCTGACCTGTTTTAGCGTAATCCAATAGATTGCTAATAGATGAAGTATTTACAACTTCAGCATATGCATTATCATCCCATTCAATTTGAACTCCATTTGTTGAGTTAACTGCAATATCATAATAAGGTCCATCTGACATATTATAGCTATCTACAATTGAATCCATATTTAAACTTGGATCTGGATGCGTTTGTCCAGCTCTACCTTCAATCTCACTAGAAGCATAGAGTTTTGTTGCAGTTGTATTATAGTTCTCAGGATTAAAAATAACTTGCGGTGTATAACCTACTGAAGTTGGCACATTAATAAAAACTTCATGGTAAGTATTACCAGCATAAGCAACATCATTCTCAGCATCAATTGTACCTAAATACTTAACGACTCTATCGTAAGCAGTAGTACCAATACCATCACTATTTGCTAATTCAACATAACCTCCTAAAGTACTTACGTTTGAATCTGCAGTATTATAGTCAATAGCTCCAAGATTATTTAACCACTTAAAGAATATCTTCTCAGCATCAGATTGCATTATGATCGGATCATAATCATCATCTTGCAAGAGTAATTCCTCCATGTTTAAAGCATAGTTCTGAAATGTTTTTGCAAAATCTACGTTTGGGGCAGTTGCAACATAATTTGAACCTGATGCCTCTTTTAGGTTAAGTTCGAAATCGATTGTATTTGAACCACCAATTGACGTTGTAAAATCTGGAAGATCTAACAATGCAAATTTACTAAATTCAAATCTGATATCTGGGTTGTTGAACGCCCTAGTCATATCCTTTGCAGAAGATGCAAAAGCATACATAGTGCCGCCCTGCGACTGAGGTATTCTAACTAGTGGTGTTGCCATTTATTTGGTTGTTTTAATTTATTATAATATTGTTGCATTGTAAGAAGAGATAACAAACCATCTGTTGTTAAAACATCTTAATGTAACTGTTGCATTTTGTCCAGCTAATGTAATTGAAGTAACTGTTAAATCAACACCAGGGCCAGGAATAATATCTAATGAAGTTGTTTTACATACAAATGTAACCTCTTGTCCTTCTAGGCCAGTTGGTATTGTAAAGTTTCCGTCAATAAAATACGTTCCAGCGGCAATTGAACCAGGTACATAATCTGTAGATGGGACCGCGAAAGAACCAACCGTTCCATTTTTAATAATTTTACCACCCATTTTAATTGCTCCAGTAAAAGTAGAGTCAACGTTAAACGTAGCTTCAGCAGTAGTAATTGTAGCAGCTCCAGTAACTGAAAGTTCTCCAGTACTTACAGATGCAACGTTAGATAATGTTGAGGTTGTCGGGTCCAATAGAGCCGTGATCGATGCCAATTCGTCATTTAATAACTCAAAGTTACTATTGATAACCGGTCTTGATGAAGATACTGAGTCAGTACCTAAAATTTCAGTAATGTTTGCCATTTTAATTTTTTATTTTACTTTTATCATGTTTCGTTTTATAACGTTTGTGTTTCCATAAGTATCTTCAGCGCTCAATTCTATTGAATAGTAACCAGGCTTCTGAAAAATGTATGTGAGCCACATATTATTATAGTATATATCATCATTTGCTGGGTTACTTGAATGTTGGATTCTCCATACTGGATTTTTTAAACCTGGCATCTTAGAACCGTCACATGCAATAGTGACATGAGTTGATCTTTCTACCTCAGCAAAATCATTAAATACTCTAGTATCATCGAATGTTGGATTGTAATGTACAACGTGCTGATTACCTTCAGTAATTTCAACAAATGGTGATAATGAATCTTGTGCAATTCCAACGTATTCATAGTCGTAATTTTTGCTATATTCTTTACCAACAGCTAAAATATAGTAAAAAGTTTCTACAATACCATCACCATCACTATCAAATACAACTGGATTATATATAAATTTACTAATAATAGGATCCGTAGACGCATTTAACTCATCTGCAATCAATTCCCATGCAGCAATATCGTTAATTGACGCTGGAGTTGGTGATGTTATCATCACTTGGCCTTCAATTAAATCTCCAGTTGACATATCCATATGCTTAATTGAGAGTATATTACCATTAGCTAGATCTTGAATCATAAATGAAGAGGTCTGATCTGGTCCAACTCGAGTTGCTTCCCACCAAAGATGTTGACAATCTAACCATCTATATTCTGCCTCTTCCCATCTATAAGGTCCTGTAGTTTCACTAAAACCAGTTTCAGAATAAATGTCTTGATATCTTCTAACAGTAGAGAATCTAACACCTTGACTCTCGTCATGCAAATAATTTGCTCTATCTAAAGTTAAGTAGAGAGCTGCAATATGGTCATTAACTGTTGTCTTATTATTTTGAGGATTGTCCCAGTAGCCGCCGGATTTAATCCAAGGTAGATTTTTATCATCCCAGTTAAAAGTTTCTAACCATTTATAAATACCATAAATCTCAATATCTTTTAATTCAACATTAAATAGGTCTTTCATTCTGTAATGAGATCTATGTCCAAAAAGATCATAAGTTCGCATCTCAATTGCATAGCTTCCATTGTTAGGAACTATCAGTGGCAATCTTAAGAAGTCATCAATTGGGCCTTTAAGTGCATTAGAGTAACCGTTAGTACCTGTGATAACCCATTCAATTTCATATACCCATCTCTTCCACCAATTATCCCAAGTAATACCTGAATGTAATTGTTGAGTTCCGTTTGGTACTGGTGCAATTCCAGTTGGATCTGCATCTTGCCATGTAAATAGAGCCTCGTCCCAAATATCATCAAACGTTGGAGTACCATCTAGAATTACTGGACATCCAACTGGAGTGTTCTCATTCCAAGTCTCTAAAGTTCTATCATGATAATTAGCATAAAAGGCCTCAATAATATCTCTTAACTCTATAATCTCATTTGAAGTTAAAGTTGAATAGTCTAAATCTAAATAGTTTAGAAACTTAACGTAATTACTACTAGCATCATTTTGATCTAATACATTACCAACAACTAGTGCCATATCCTCTATAAAGAGTGTTCTATCACTTTGTTCTACTCTAAATTTAATATCATGGCCTTCACTAAAGAACGCAACTGCATTTTGTGTATTCCAAACATTAATATTCTTTTGAGTAAAGTAATCACCTTCGGCTGTAATATCAATAATTTTAGCATTAAGTGGCAAGTACTCTTTTTGTAGCTTTTGTTTTAAACCATATAATTTTATTAAGATCTCGTCTGGTGTAAAATCAAAAACCTCATCTACATTTGGAATATCCCATTGGTCATATGTACCATTAGGCTCATTTAATCTATAAACAAGGCTAAACTTACTTGTCTTCTTCATTGTTTTAGATGGAACCTGAATAGACATTTTCTTTCTAATCATTTCACCTCTAACTGAAGAGTTAGGAACTGGAATTGCATGTAGCTTACCAAAGCCACTTCCACTGGAATCAATATTCATCCAATATTCCTTAAGCGTAATATTATTATAGCCAAAGAAGTCAATCGCATTTAGGATTGCTTTATATGTACCAATAAAAGGTTTAATATTATGTAGTTCTAAAAGTAACTCCTTTCTCTTTTGGTTTAAAAGAATGTAATCTGGAGCCATTTCAGAAATATCATGGTCTTTAAATAGTAGAAAGTCTGTCTCATCTAATGTTGCACCAAAGTTCTGCAATAAGACTGTTAATCTTTCATCTTCAGCAACAACTTCACCATAAAAACCAATCGCGGCAATCTTAGTTTTATCATTGCCAATCTTTTCATATACATTTAAGGTTCTCTTATGTGGACCCTCTACTGTTGAGCTTAATGCAATATTAATTTGAATAGCCGAAGTATCTCTACTATTTAAAACCTTAAATCCATTAGGATCTATAGAATCTACAACAGAATTTGAAACCAATGGAATATCAAGCGTGTCATTGCTAGTAACTACTGGAATTCCACCCTTAAGTTCTGCGTGGTACATAAAAATATCAGTAGACGCATATTCAGAAGTTTCCCATTCAAAATACAACGAAGTAGCACTTGATGAATCTGCAATCGGTTTATTAAAAACCAAATTATTAAGATACGAAACTTGCTCTAATATAAAAATATTAGTTGTCTCATATAAACCTTCAGATACCTCATCTAAGAAAACTGTACCACGAATGATACCAGCATTGGTATCATATGTTAGGTTCAAATCATTTTCAGTACCTTTAAAATATCTAAAATTATTATACATTATCTAACTGTTTCGTCATCTTTTTTAGTAGTATAGTTCTTGTAATTCTTTAAGTATCTAATACCACTTGTTATATTATATAGTGCATCATCTAATATTCCAACAAATTCTCTAAGAGTATCGCTTCTTAATATAAACGGTGAAAGCGATCTAATTAAAATCCCATCACTTTTAACGTCTCTACCTAGATTTAATTTAAGATCTTTTCTAGATTTAGCAACATCATATAGTTTTACGTCAGTATAGCCAAAAAGGCCTTTAAATGGATTTATCATTATTTAAGTGCTTTTCTATTTCCAGCCTGTACTCTAGTGTAAATTGTTCTAGGTACTGGCGTTGCGTTAAAGTTAATACTTAATGCCGCCTCTTCATTCATAAGAACATCATCAACGATAACATCACCATCTCTATCTTGCCATCCACCTCTAAATACCGCAACTTCTTCTTTCTCCATAATAATATCACCCCATTGGTCTAGACCTGTAATATCTTCTGGAATTATCGTGTTATCATTAATTAAAACTTTATTCACTGTTTCAATAGTTTTAAAGAAGATATATTTTTGCTTACCATTTCCGATATCTTCAAGTAATACTGGCTCTTGTGGTTGAACTTTCTTTGTAATTGATTCATAGTAACCCAACCTTCTAGCAGTCTCTTCGGTTTCAGAAATAAATCTAACATTAACCGAGTCGATACCTTCAACTTGCTCTAGAATATAGACAATATCAGACTTAGGTAGTTTATCTCTTCTTGTGATATTTAATAAGTATTCTGAAACAACACCTCTAACATCATTAAAGATATCAGACTTACTAAAGCCTTCAAAATATCTAATATCAATATCCATAGAATACTTTCTTACCTGTGGCTTTACAAAACTAACTTCAGTTGTAACCATCATTTGTCCAGAATCTTGTAGAACTTTTAACATGCTATCATATTCAGAATCTGCAAAGAACATTTCTCTTTCTGGCATTGAGAAGTAATCACCACCACTTGGCAATTTCTTTTTCATATCCGGCATTGCAAAAATGTAAATGACATTATCATCATCTAAAAATTCATCATCCGTAGTATTATAAGCGTCAATATAAGAGAATATTCCATATTTAGAAAGGAAGTATTCATAGTTGTCCGGCGTTGCTAGTACAAAGCTCTTAGAGGCCATTGGTGTCAATATCTTTGTAAAGTCAATTGATTCTCTATCTGCTCCCATCTTAGGCGCAGAGGTCACTGTAACATCTAATAATTCATTAAGATCGTGGAACGTTCCAGCAGAATCTTGAGCATCTGTTCCCCATTTAATCGTAAGCTCTCCAGAATCAGAAACGTTTCCTGCAGAACCATTATGTTTTAAGTATTCAACTTCAATCGTTGCTCCCTCTGGTGGAATCATACCAAAATTACCATTACCAAAATAAACATCCAATCCAGCAGAAATACCTGTCTTAACTAAATAACCTTTTTCTTCTGCTAAGATATCATATAATGAGTTATGCTTAGTCCACTTCTCACCATTAACACTTACGCTAATTCTATTATGATCTGTTAAACCAAATCCAGTCTTAACATTAAATGATTGCATTTTTTCACCAGTTGATGTAAACGTTTGAGTTTCAAATTCACCTTGTATGATAGCAACGGTTGTTTTATTGAAATTGGATTTGTCAATTCTAAAATATTCACTTGGAGTTAATAGAGTATAAGTCATACCATTCGTATCAAACTTAATCTCAGATCTACCATCAATAACAAGACCATTACCTGCAATTTTTGACATATCAGCACCTGGCTTCCATCTAAACTGAATTTCACCAAATGCAGCAAAACCTCTAGTTGCATCATGTCCAGTAAGCCTTGACATTCCATAAACTGATTCTGGGTGTTGTGCTGTATAAATATTCTGTTCTACAACAGAGTCTTCAATATAGAACATAAGTAACTCTGTAATATCAGATAGTACAGAGATAATTTGTGCAAACGGAGATGCTGTAGTAAAAAGAACACTAGACCTATTATATACCCTAGAGATATATGAAGAGGCATCCTCTCTAATATTATTAGCAGTTACCCTAAGTCTATTTAAAAATTTTTGTTCGGCCATTTTTTGTTTTACTTATAATTTATGCACGCACAGATACCGTATGTGTATTATTTATCTTAATATCTATATAGCCAATATCTCTTGCCTCACCTTTCTCAAAAGTAACCTCAATATTAACCATGTGCTTATTAGCCAGTGGACAATATGCGTTCAACTGACTTCTTATTTCTTGTTTAATTTTATATTCTGCAAATCCAAGTGTAAATAGCATATCCTCCAAGCTACACCCAAAATCAGGCATACCTAAGACATCACCCTTTCTCGTAAATAGAATAGTTTCTATCTGCGTGATAAGCTGTTGAATTTCGTCCTCAACATGGAGCTTATTAGGCTCGTGATTAGGGTCTTCTACTGTTTTAATATAAATCTCCATTTACTATTTATCTTAATTAACTATGCAACATCCAGTCTACACCTTCATCTCCTTTAATTTCTTCTTCAATTATAGATAATTCTTCATCGCCCATATCTTTAATTGCACCATAATCAAATTCAACATTTCCAGGCATTGCAAATTTAAAGATTCCTAATTTAGCACCTAATGATTGTTTAATTTTAGCACTAACATATCTAAAGAATAACTCATCACCATATAATGCACAATCTTTAATAGTCTCATATACTTCAAGAACTACATCACCTTTTGGAGTATCACCCATAATTTTTAGGTCACCTGTCAATTGAGAGTAATTATAAGAGATTGGATTCTCTAAGATCTGTCTAGACATATCAGCTAATGAAGCGTTAAGTACATAGTATTGTAGCTCTTCTGCGGCCTCGGCCATACCAGAACCCTCATACATACCTCTAAATAACATTCTCTCTAACGAGAAGTCAGAACCAGACTGGAATCTTACATCCATACCCATACCAACACCATTCCAACCAGATGCTAAATCATATACACCATGTACTGAATAGACTTCTCCACCGCCACCATCTGCACTTGGGCCAGGCAATGTTAATGTTCTATTTTGTTTAAAGTATTCAGTCTTAAAAACATCATGTGGGATATGATAATAATTCTCTTTAACAGAATACTCGTATTTTTTATACATCCACTTTTTTGCTCTATTGATGATATTGATAATTTCTCTTTGAGGTAATTGTACTGGAATCATACATGCACCAGTAATCTCATCACTAATCTCAGCAAGAAACGCGTTTAAACAGTTTTCACCAAAGTCTCTTGGAGTATTTAAGTTATCAATACTACCGCTTCTAATTTCACTCATTTTAGTTTATTTTATTTTTTTACTTACTACAATTTCAGTATCTTCAAATCTGGCCTCATTGCTCATAAAGCCCTCTCTAAATATACCACCAACCATTTTACCTTTAAAGATGCCATCTCTTCCAAAGACATAACAGTTAGTAGCCTCGCAGCTTCCATGGACATAAGATGATTCTATTTTAGATTCTACAATTTTAGAGTTTTTATAGAAATCACATCTAATTAAATTAGCACCCTTTATAGTACAGCCATAAAAGTTTGAAGTCTCTATATTACCTCCGATTTCACAGTTGATAAAATCATAGCCTTCCAATAGATAACAAATGCCAAACTTACCATCTTTAATTTGAACCTTACTTAAATCAGAGTCGTAGTTAATTTTACCAGCGGTCATGCCACCGTTAATAATTAAGTCCATTACCTTCTTCTTGATTTTAGCCCAGTATAATTTAATAATCTGGTCACTTTCCTGTAGGTCAACCATTAAGTGTATGTCTGGCCAATATTGGTTTATCTTCTTGTAATCTTTTAATGACTCTATAACTGGTAAGTTCTTATTAAGAATCTTTCTAAGCTCAATCTTATTCTCTTCTGTAAAAAGTGGATTATTACAAGAATTCCACATCTGCATCAAAAACACCTCAATTAAATAGAAGATACTATCCTGTTTCTTCTCGTAATCTGCACCACCTAAATATCTAAACTCTAGATAGTTCTTCTCTTTTTTAGAGAAGTTAATCCCATAGTATTTAGTATCTGCAAATTTATAACTCATCGAAGAGATATTACTACCATCAAAGAAATATGCCTCATCTTTGGGCATAATCCATTTAATACTTTTTGCATAAACAGATTTTTCTCGGTTTGGGAAGAATTTATAGATTTGCTTTTCATTAAAATCTAAAATAAATTTTAAAACATTCATTTTAGAAATCATAGCAGGATCTTCTAAATACTTCTTATCAAAAGATAGGTTAATGTGTATAGACGCTCTATCATTGGTATATCCATTCTCTTGGATCCAATTAAGCATTTTAGAAATCATTATTCTGGCATTTCTATAAGGAATAGGTCCTGTTACCAGCTCCATTAGACCTTTACCACCTGACATGTCTGGCTCTATTTTGAATTCATCAGCAGAAGGCTGGAATTCAGAATGCGCCTTGGTTTCAAGTCTAATAGGTCGACCTAGAAGAGAGCTTACAGATTTGCGAGTCTCTTCTAGGCCGATATTAGAATAAAATTCGAATTCAACACCTACTAAAGCAGAGTTTAATATACTATTGCGGTCAGAATTCCTATTTAATTTTTGCATTGTAAGAGTATGATATTACGTTTGAATATATATCACTCTTAAAATACTTTAGTTTAAGGTAGTTTCAAGAAGACCTTTTTACTTTCAACATCAATTCTAGTGATCTGAACTGTAATCTTATCTCCTGGATTAAATACATTCATTAAAGTTTCATCAAATTCACTAATATGTAGCAATCCAGTGACTCCTTCTTCGATATTAATAAAGATACCGTACTCTTTCTTTGTCTTAACTACTGCCTCAACTGTAGAAGGAATTTGATACCTTTTACTGATATCAGCCCAAGGGTTAACTACAGCATTATCTTTTTGAGTTAATGTAATTTTAGTATCTGTGATAATATCCTTAATCTTGAATTTAATTTCATCACCTGGCTTAATTTCTCTAGCCTTAAATAATGGCATTGTTTCTTCATCAAGATCATTAATGTGAATCATACCAGTTAAACATTGATTAAATTCAACAAACACTCCGTATTTAGCAGTACCTGTAACATTACCAACATATTCAGAATCCATATTCTGTTTAATGTTTTCAATCTCATTAGGTATCATTGCCTGTAAGTATTTTCTGTGTGAAACTACAATTGTACCTCTTTCAGCAGAGAAAGTTACCGGAGCTACATACATCTCAGTACCGATGATAGATTCAAAGTCAACTAATTTGTTAATTCCAGCAAGTGAACCTGGCATAAAACATTCAACACCTTGGATATCCACAATATAACCACCATTCTCGATCATGTTAGTTACAGTACCAACGTATGCAGTGTTACCCTCTTCAACGCTATTTCTTAATTCTAAGAAGATCTTTTGTTTAACACCACCGCTAATAGATCCAAGTATATGTGAGTTTGATTTAGCTCCAGTAATTAATACTGCAGTTTCATCTCCAGGTTTTAGAGCCTTAACAGCATCTGTCTCCTTTTCATACTTAACATAGATTAGCTCTCTATAGCCAATATCCACAGATATAAAATCATGAGAGACTCCATAGATTGTACCATTGTATATTGAGCCCTCGTCAACTGCAGGTACACAATCATGATATCCATTAGATTCCATCATATCATATAGCTCTTGAGCATATGATTCTCTAGAGTAGACCTTGTCTCCTTTTCTAGTTTTAATATGTGGGTTTGGTTTTCTGGTTCTTGATGGGCAAGTTGCTTCATATGCATCCCAATCAAATCCTCCGTCTGCATCAAAATAATCTGCGTCATTTTTGATGTCATCTACTTTAACTTCGTTTTGCGGTTCTGGAAGTTTGCTAACCGTTGTTTCTAGCTCCACCGTAGTGATTCTAGTTCTTTTGTTTTTTTGGTTCATTTATTTTTATATTAAAAGTGTAACATATTATATATCCACTTTATTTCGTGGGTTTAGGAGCAAAGTTTTTTCAAAATAATTGCCGAAAAGTTTTTTAGTGTCAAATATTTTTATTATATTTACACTGTAATTAAAGATAATATATAATAAATAATTAAAGATAATATATAATAAATGAAGAAGCTAAAATCATACAATCAATTTATAAACGAATCAAAGGAAAATGACATTATGAATGTTATTTTAGATTCATTGGAGCAGACCATTACTGAGATGGCAGCAGAAATCGAAACGTGGTTTCGAAAGAAATTCCCAAAAAACATTATCACAAAATATGATAGAGAAA